AAAACAATATGGATTTTCTGCTGAGCAGTCTGAGCACCTACTCAAGGAATTGGCCGACCTTGTGGTGTAATGTCGTCTTTGAATAGTGGTGTGTCCTCGAATTCCTCGACAAACACAGGACGTCCCTGTGGGATACCGGGAAGCGTTCCAATCACAACTGGTTGCTGACATTCTGGCCAGTCGTTAAACACAACAATACACGTCGTACCCTCAAGAAGCCCCGTAGCTGTAGGAGATGCAATACCAATTGGTTGCATCATCATCGCCCACGGTAGATCCTTGGTTGGTAGTGCTGTTGTGTCGTGAGTATGCAAGCCAACAACTCGGCACTTCACACGGCCGAGCATTAGAGGATCTGCGCGATCCTCTACAACACCAATGAAAAATTGACCACCGTTATTTGGGTTCATTGAGATTTACCATCATAGAATCTTTGATTAGCTCCATCACACACTCATGTGATTGTCTGGTAATCTGGTGACATACGGCACCTATCAGATACTCACCGGACATTATCTTATCCTCGTATGTATCAGGGGAATCATTGGGATTGAACTGCGTTGCTTTAGGAACATTCAGATAAACACGTTGTCCTGCCGTATAATCCGTTCGTCCAAATACAGTAATAGTCAATTTGTATGCTTCAGCTTCAGCTATTTTAGCACGACGTTGTTGAGTTACTTTTGTGTTTGAGGTAACATCGTATCCGTCAAAATTGTTATAGTATTGGTGCTCGTGGATCAGGGTGCTTTTTGGTCTTGCGGCTATCCGATTCGTATATACTGGAAACTTGTTCAAGTGAGCTTCGCGTGAGAACTGTGGAACGTATGACTTATACACATACTGCTTTGCGAGGATATCATAGTATACAATTTCCGAACCGTACATACCCGACTTCAAACGTTGCATGTAGTTGAACCCTTCGTTGATATCGAGTTCAAGTACACGTTGATAATCGCGTTCAATACTCATCAACGACCCGCCCATCCGTCCAGCTTCAGCACTATAGTTATCCCATATAAACCGTTGATGGACTGGAGTATTACGATACAAACTATCAAGTGACACAAAGTTTAGCCCATACTTGTTTTCGAAGAACAAATATGTTGGTGATTGCTTATCATTAACAGCTTGATTAGCTAAGAACTCAATACACTGTGTTGGTGACCAAAAATTAGCTACAAACTTCGTTGCGTTATTGGTTGTCTCGACGTTGAGTTTCTTAGGAGATCCAAGACCATTAGTGCCTGCCAGTATGTTTGTAACGATGTCTGATATCTTTCCGGAGTAAGCACGTGACAACTTAGCATTCAAATCAACAATTGCCTCTTTAGATATAAAGTGAAGCACATAAATCAACTCACTGTTACCTACTCGCTGACGGTCATCCATTTTATGGATGTAATATTCACCCTCAAACCCAAACTTTCGCTCGAGTGTTGGTGTGATTACAGACAACCTTAATGTCTCTTCACCGACCAGTGGTAATAGATTTGTTAGTTCCTGGCAATCCTTAACAAGAAGTTTTCCGGTAACAAACGGAGCAAAAATGTCTTCATAGATTTCAACCGCAATCACCTGAGGTGTAATTGTTTGTGCAAATCCAGTTGATGTAACAATAGTCACATCGTTAATTCGAACATCACCCGCCCGGGCAATTCGATCAGGTGTTGAACTCATATGTTATACTAGTGTCTTAAACTGCGATAGAATATCGTTTAACATTGAAGGGGATACGAGTTTGATTCGTCGCTTACTTTCATTCACCCGAAGTTCATAATCATAGTTCGTCACGGCTGTAGCTCCAGGCCAAGTATTATTTACAACATATCCCTCAGCCGTCTCGTAATGGTGAACACCACCTGTCGTTCCAGGATACTTTTCACTGACATACTGCTCGAATGCTGATGAGGAGAGGGGCCAGTCGTTGATGTAATCGTATCGCTGGTTACACAAAAGAATTACCCAGTGGTACATTGAAGACCCGTATACCTTAGCTGCTACAATCTCCGGAGTCTCTCCTTCGATAATATCGTACTCATCAAACAAAGTAATGTTTTCCAAAATCTCTTTACGAATCCGAATGTTCGTTGTGATATCGCGTACAACTTTAAGTACGCGTTCACCGCCAATATCAAACTCGTAGTATAGGTTAGGAAAGTTGGCAAAGTACATAATCAGTATCCGTTGAGAATAGATTCTTTGGTGAGCAGCGCCAGTTCCTTAAACGTCAAAGAAACGTTAATTTGTGTTGGCATACCATCAGGGAACATCGACACTGTCGCTTGGGGCGTGTACGAAACAACCATATCTGTTAACACGCACGATGTGTGTCGATGTAGATTGGTGTTCTCACGGCCGTTCTGGTAGTAGAAGATGTCAAACTCTGATGGGTACAGATATAAGAAGTTCCCTGCAGCATCCTTGTATTCCGGATGCATGTGTAATTTGAATTCTTGAATAATGTCACGGACGTTCTGTGCTTCTTGTGCGCTGCGAGGAAAGAACTGGTATGTAAAAGTGAACGTTCGGTAATCGACTGCTTTGAATAGCTGCTCTTTCTTAGGGTTTGCTGCGACACCAGAGCTCTTTGAAAGAGCCTCTCCGGCACCTGGAATTTGTAGAGCGAGGCCAGCGCCGTAATTTGCAGCTACCTTCCCCGCTGTGCCAGCTAGGACAGCGCCGCCGGCGGCCGCTCCACCCAAAGCAGCACCGACCACCGCACCTCTTTTCCCATTGAACGCCTTACCAACAAGACCCCCAACAGCTGCCCCAGCGGTACCAGCAAGGAGCGCTTTACCCGCTCCTTCCATAGCCATAGCAAGAGCGGTAGTACCGGCGAGACTAGATTCTTCCCACGTCATTGAATAACGTGATGTTAGGTCTGTTGGAAGGTGCAGTGCGATTGCACGTTTTTGTTGTCGATACGCAGCTTTGGGGCCCCCAACAGCCGCTATTACAGCACCACCTGCCGCTAGACCACCAACAGTATCAAGTACCTTTCCGACAGCTTGACCTCTCTCATTGAGGTCGACGCCAATGGCTGAAGCTGCCCGGCCAGAGATTCCTGATGCGTATCCAGTTGTTGCTCCTACAGCAGCGACAGCAGCACCCAGCCCGAAGCTTCCAACGCCACGTAATTCACCTTGCTGACCTCTTGTGATGTTAGCAGCGTCAACATAATCAACTTCGCGACCTCGAGCCAACTGAGACTCTTGGTGCACGTTGATGTAGAAGATTACGTAATTACCACCATAGATAGAATTCTCATTCATGAGATCGTTTGGATACATCAACCCCTTCGTATCGTATTGATTCGACTTATACGTTGTTGATGTCTGGCGGACTTGAGCACTGCGAGATGATCGCGCGGCCGCTACTGGATCGAGGGTTTCTGCCATAGGTGCCTAAATAAACGGACTTGTAATCATTTATTTATCGCGACGTGACCAATGTGTATACACACTTTTACATAAATAACCTTAGTTCCCACTAAGGAGAAATACTTGATCAAATGCTTAGAGTGTGGTATAGAGTGCAAGAGTTACGGAGCTTTATCTAAACACGTATTCCATCACCATCAAATGAAATCTCATGAATACTACTCTAAACACAATGGAGTAGGGGTGTGTCATGTTTGTGGTTCCCCAACACAATTTCACAACATAAACGTAGGGTATGCCACTACATGTAGTCGCAAATGTGCTGCCATCTTACATCGTCGAAATCTTAAAAATAATCCCGAGAAGTTTGCTGAATTCCGATCAAAAGTGTCGAATAATATGACGAGTTTTCATTCTAATCTTTCCGACGAACAGCAACACCGTCGAATGGTCAATGTGATTAACGCGGTACGAGCGAGCATTAAGTCACTGTCGGAACAACAAAGGAAAGTAAAATATGGGTGGCTCAATAAACTAAACACGGAAGAAAGACAGCAGGCAATACAGCGGATTATAGAAACAGGTTGTCACCAATGGTGGAAGAATGCTCCTTCTGATGTCAAGGAAGATGTGTGGGTTAAACGTGCAGCTACGCTCCGAGAAACGTGGAGTGAGAAAGGTCAAGAAATTATTAAGAGGCAGCTTATCACCAATACTAATAATCGCACAGGTCGCTGCATTGACATTAATTTATCTGAGCATGCCATATCCATACTAAACGAATTATTTAACATTGATGGCTAAACACCCGCAACCCCGGAAATATACACCAAGACACCCAGAAAAATATGAAGGTGACTATACAAATGTGTGGGCTCGCAGCTCATGGGAACTAAAGTTCTTTAACTGGTGTGACAGCAATCCTTCAATTGTTAAATGGTGCTCAGAGGAGATCATAATTCCATATAGATGTCCTACCGACAATCGTGTCCATCGATACTTTCCTGATGCCAAGATTCAAGTGCGTGACAAAGATGGTAAGCTCCACGTATACATAGTTGAGATCAAGCCATACAAGCAAACAAAACCACCTGTTAAGAGAAGGCAAACACAACAGCAGTACCTGAATGAAGTGATGACATGGGGCAAGAACACTGCTAAGTGGAAGGCAACAGAGGAGTACTGCAAAGATCGCGGCTACAAGTTCAAGTTGATTACCGAGCGTGAGCTAGGGATCACTAAGTAGCCGTCCTGCACCCGGACAAAGGGAATTATACAAGTGCCCTAATATCCAGGTCAACTATTTTCATCATCGATAAATATCTGTATGGGCCTATACACAGAAATCATTAATAAGAACCACTACGAATTAAAAACTGCTGTCACGAAATCCAAAACGTGGTTTCAACAGCAGGCTGTACTATTGCGTCGCCAACAATTCACTCCACTGCAGTTGATTCGCTCAGATTCTGAAAAGAATTCTGACCGCGTGCGGGTAGGTGAAATGTATTTATTTGCCTACGACGCCAAACATCAGGATAATCTCCCGTATTGGGATATGTTCCCGTTAGTGTTTCCATTCAGTAAGGATCGAAAGACATTTACCGGATTGAATCTCCACTACTTACCTTATCACATGAGAGCTCAGCTTCTTGATCAGTTAATGCAGTTTCGTACAAATAGCCTTCTCAATGAGAATACAAGATTGAAATACTCATGGTCACTGATAAGTGGTGTTGCACGATTCAAACTTGCTGAACCTTGTGTACACAAATACCTACTATCTCATGTACAGACGCCATTCAAAAGAATAGACGCTAAGGATTGGGCAACGGCACTAATGCTACCAGTTGAGAGATTTGTCGGTTCTTCTAAACAACGTGTGTGGACGGAGTCGCTGAAATGATAGGTAACTTTATTTCCGAAGTGAAGAACAGAGGTTTAGCTCGTTCTAATCGTTTCGAGATGTTTGTTCCATTTCCAACGACCTCAACATCAATTACATCGCGAATTGGTTTACTATTCTGTGAAGCAACGTCCCTACCTGGAATGACGATTTCAACAGCAACATATCGATTCTACGGCGAACCTCGCGAGATGCCTTATGAGCGTACGTTCGACCCAATAACAGTGACGTTCTACGTAGATACTAAGCTAGACATGCGTCGACAATTCGAACAATGGATGGGAGCGATTATTAATCCAACGTCACGGACCGTCCAATACCACGACTCATACGTCCGACCGTTATACATTCGTGCTCTTGATCTCAATAATAATGCTCAATACGAAATGACGCTGTACGAGGCGTATCCAAAAGCGATTGATGCGATTCCGTTGAATCAAGGGTCTCGGGATGTGATGAGGATCAATGTCACGTTTGCCTATAAGTACTGGGAGCCAACAATTACCGAACAAAGAGTCCGCGAGTTGTTTCCGAGAGAGTCACAACAGGACCCTCAGAGCATTCGGACTGGTAATGGTTATACTCTATCAACATATGTGAATGCAGATAGTCAAACGTTTGATGTTTATGGAGGTAGGTAACGTGAAACAAACCCTAGATGATGTTTTTGACGTAACGCCGATTGGTAAACAAGATATAGTTACAGCTACCGGCGAAGTAATTGTCTCTAATGCCGGCATCGAGACGAATGTCGACTATGATTATAACATTACTCGCAATAACCTCCACAGTTTACTCAGCCAAGGTCAGGATGCATTGATCCACGCCTTGCAAGTTGCTAAATCATCTGAACATCCTCGTGCATTCGAAGTTGTTGGTGGTCTAATGAAACAACTTGCAGATATCAACCATCAGTTGATAGACCTCTCAGAAAAGAAGAAACAATTCTCAACCAAACCATCCACAGAGCCAGACACTCCGCGTGGATCGACTGTTAATAATGCCATCTTTGTCGGTTCGACTGCTGAACTTGGTGATGTTATTAAATCATTGACTGGAGCTAAACAATGAGTCTTCCTTTGAATGTTACCCCAACATACACGTTTGATATTCCATCACTTAACAAGACAATCAAGTTTCGTCCATTTGTTGTGAAAGACGAGAAGGCATTGCTGATCGCTCAGCAATCCGAGCAACCTAGCGTAATGCTTGATACAGTTCGTGATGTGATCAAATCGTGTGCAAAAGAACCGCTAGATGTTGAATCGCTAGCGAGCTTTGATGTTGAATACTTGTTTTTGAAACTACGCAGCGTATCAGTTGGAGAGATCGTTGAAATGATCTTCCCATGCGATGTTTGCCCGCCGACTGACGAAAATGCCCGAGCGCTGGTTCCAATCAACCTCGAGACGATTACTGTTGAGCGGTTTGAAGGACATGAGAATCCAATTCTACTATTTGACAACGTTGGGGTAAGAATGAAATACCCAACAGTTGCAACGTTGAAGAAGATTGACCAAGCAGACGACGATACCGACTTACTAATTGACATCGTCATCGATTGTATTGATTACATCTACGATGACGAACAGATGTTTCCTGTGCGAGATCAGAAGCGCAGTGACGTCGTTATGTTCCTGGAGAACTTAACATCACCACAGTTTGAACGTATTCGGACATTCTTTAGAACTCTACCTCAACTTCGAGTATACGTTGATTATTCGTGCCCAGTATGTGGGACGAAGCACAATAAGTATATGGAGGGATTAACAAGTTTTTTTTGATTGCATTAGCGCATGAGACTTTGTATAACTTCTTCAAGACAAACTTTGCGCTAATGCAATACCATCATTATGCACTCGCCGACATTGAACAGATGATTCCATTTGAGCGTGAGATTTATATTACTATGCTTGCACAGCATCTTGAGGAGGAGCGGCAACGTCTTCAAAAGCAACAGAGATAATCACAAATGGACGAATTTCTAAAGCGCCAGAATAATTACTTAAAGTCAATCGACGATGTCTCTAAACAGGATCGTCTGATTCAACTCGTCCAATTGAATGAGGCCCGAAAGGCCGATAAAGACGACGATCGCGTCGTCGCTGCCGTTGAAAAACTTGCAAGAGAATCTCAAAAAGCGTTCTTTGATACTAAAGATGGATTGAACGCTAATATCCTCAAGCTCAACGAGACGCTCAAACAACACAATACATCGCTCACAGCATTGCTAGCCAAAGAGCTGAAGGTTGCTGTTACCAATCATCCGGAATCTAGAGAGAATAAGCCTCAAAATGAGGCTCGTAAACACTCTACTCCAACAGCTATACGCGGCCAAGGTGAGGTAACACCGACGAATCGATATTTCAAACAGCTTAACGATTCGATTGCTGTATTAACTGGTGTTTTCAAGAAGCCAACGTTTGTACAAAACCAACCCGGTAAGTCTCTTGCCGGTCAACTAATTGCTCGTGGAAACACCACTCGCGTTGAAGACCTCGTTGACTTGAGCGAAGGCCGGAGCCAAGGTCTTCTTGGTGAGATGCTCCGTCGCCGCGTTGCTAAACGTCGTTACGTTGAAGATCAAATGGCGGTTAATCCAAATCAACAGAACCTCGAACAATATCAAACAGACGAAACACGCGCGCTTAAACAACAACTGGAGACGGCAAGAAACGCTGGTGCTAGCCAGCAAGAGCTGGACAAAATCCAGACTCAACTTCGCGAGGCACAAACTCCTCAGTTGATTAAAGCGCTCGAGGTACAGTTCGAAAAACAACAGGGAATAACTAAGCAACTAGAGGCGGTTGAATCGCGGATTGCTGAACTACGTGACAAACAATATACTGACGAGAAGATTGGACAAAGTGGTCTATTCGAAGAGCAACGTGAGCTTCGTAACCAATTAGCGGGCGTTGATCCTAATTTTAGATCGCGACAAGAAACAGAAGAGGCCGCACAAAAAGACGCACAAAAAGCTGCCCGGAAGAAACCTTCTAAGCCAGAACCAGTCGCCACTGAAGCAACACCTGTTCTTGCGCAACCGACTGCAGACAATGCACCTCAACCGATATCTACGGGGTTGGCACGCGAACAAGAGGCTGAAAACCTGCGTTTGATGCAGGATCAGAACGAGACTCTCAAGAAAATCGAAGAAAACACAAGAGAATTTGCCGTCCTCGCTGAGGCGCTTAAAACAAAGCCTGCTGAACCAGCTCAGCCACAACGGCCGCAGGAAGCAGCTAACGATTCTTTACTTGATATCGATGATCTATTCGAGCGCCGCGGCCGCCGCGGTACTCCGCGCCCTCGAGGTCCTGGCGGCAGAGTACCACGTGCACCAACTGGTGGTCCAGTAAGAGCTCCTACAAGTCCGATTCCACAAGTTCCCCCTGTCAGCGGACCTCCAAGTGTTCCACCTTCTACAGGAGGTGTTGCTAAGGCCCTCATGAGTCCAACTGCACTTAAGGCTGCTGGAGTGGTAGCGGCTGTAGGAATGGGTGCTTACGACACGTATACAGGCTGGAAAGAAGCGGAGGCCCAACGTGCAGCAGGAACAATCACCGAAGACGAAGCTGATATCGCAAAAACCGCAGCCGTCGGTAAAGGAGTTGGTGGTGCTAGTGGTGCTCTTGCTGGTGCTACTGCTGGTGCTGCACTTGGTTCTGTCGTACCGGTTGTGGGGACCGCTATTGGCGGCTTGGTTGGCGGTACATTAGGTTACTTTGGCGGAGGAGCAGTTGGTGAAGCTGTAGGATCCGCTGCCTCTCGTGGTTGGAAGGGAATCAAGGGTTGGTTCGGTGGTGATGAAGAACCAAAACCAACCACTACGACTACGCGAACACAAATAAACCAAAATGAGACGGTGCAGCGTATCGCCGGGGAAAATGTTGTTCCTGGTCAGCCACTAAGCGACAAGCAAATGGCGGTGATAGGGTTGTCGTTAGCGTCCGGTAACACGTATTCTCCGGAGGTAATGGCACAGTACAATAAACAGAAGCAAGGTAAACAAGCAGCCACACCTACTGCTCCAACTGCAGAAGTTGTCGAATCAACAAAGCAACGCGATGAGATTGTTCAACGATACGCAACCGCTTCCACACGTAAGAGTGAAGCAACCGCAGCAGTAAGGAAATTTGAAGAGGATAATAAAGCCAGTGCATCAACGAAAGAACTGGCACCTGGATTTGAAACAACTTACTTCAAAGATCCTAAACTTGAGCAAGAGTATCGAAAACTGACAGATGCACGGGGTGACGCTGACGTTGCACAAAGACGAGCTGGCGTTGAGTACACCCAGTTGATGGATAATGTAAAGGCAACCCAGGCGTTTGGTAAGAGTGATACTTTTGATAAAGATACTGACAGCCTAACGAACGATGTATTCAAAGTTGAAGCATTGAAACGTCGTGGGATTGACTTATCATCGTTCAAAACAACATCCAGTAAGAGCTTCATCGAATATAATGGAGAGCGATACAAACTATCAGTGCTTGGCCTATACGAGCAAGTCGTAAAGAAGGAGTTGGCCCAGCTAGCAGATTCTTCAAAGAAACCAGCACCACAGCCGGGCCCTGTCGCGACACCTCCACTCACTCCACCACCACCAACACCGGTCGGAACAACGCCACCTGCAGCTACGCCACCACCAACACCGGTCGGAACAACGCCACCTGCAGCAGCCGAACCAGTATCAGCGACACCTGCAGCACCTTTAGAAACTCGAGACAGAAAATTTAGTAATTGGGAGAATCAAAAACGAAGCTATAGAGTTGGGAGCACGCCGGTAGCACATCTATCAAAAGCTTACCCAGGCATAGAAGAAGAATTTATTAAATTAGCAAATCAGCAAAATCCGCGATCTGACAATTTTCAAAGTATTATAAGTCATGAAATGAGGATAGGGGAAATAGTAAAAGAAAATGCGAGAAACAAACAGAAAACAGCAACAGCCGCACCAGCAGCGACACCTGCAGCACCAGTAGCAGCAGCGCCAATGGTGCCTTCGCCGTCCGAAAAAGATCCAGAACGAGCAAAGATCGTTCAGCGTTTTGCCGCTGCCAGAACACGTGAAAGTGAAGCGGCGGCCGCCGTCAAGAAATTTGAAGAGGAAAATAAAGCCAGTGCGTCAATAGGGTACGATGCACTAGGCGATGAAATCACAGTCTACAAAGACCCTGAGCTACAGAAGCAGTATAAGGCACTCCAACAGCAACGATACGCGGCCGGCAATGAAAAACGTCAGGCTGGTCAACAATACACAAAACAAAAAGATCGAGTCAAGCGAACATACGCATACGGCGGAAATGTTGACATAAATAGCGGCGATAGTATTATGGACGACGTGAGAAAGATCCAGGCGCTACAGAGCCGCGGTATTGACATAGACAAATATCAAACCACCGACCCCAACAACTATATCGAGTTTGGCGGTAAACGCTACTCCCGGCGACTTATAGGGATGTATGAGCAGACAATCAAAAAGGAACTTGAAACCGAAGCGTCTCAGCTCACCCCAGCCGCTGCAACGCCAGCAACAGGTCCAGCAGCGGCAATTGCACCAACACCACAAACTGGGGATGTTGTAGCAGCCCAATCCGCCGCTGTAGCTGAAGCTCGAGACACACGTCCTGTTCAGCCAGTTGTTGTCAATGCTCCACAAAATACCAACGTACAGCAAACAACAAACTACGGGCCAAAGATTCCTGCTCGGAACAGCGACCCAACTGTTGCTCGATATAATCAGTCACGTTGGGCTACTGCTTGATCAACAAAAAAGGGCCTTAAGGCCCTT